ACGTCTTAAGAGTAAGATGTGGCCTTTGAAACAAAAAAGACTTTCAAAATAATTTTGTTCATTTCGATTCTATTTTGTGATTTTTCATGCAAGTAAAAAGGAGACCATTGGCCTCCTTTTTCTTTTATGGTTGTAATGAATTATATGTAGATAACACTTTATTAATGTAGTGCTTGTTCTTTGCTCTGTTATAACAATTCTCAGCAAACACACCATCTGCATCCCTTCTATTTATAACAAACTTTTCATCACCTATTAATGATGTATGCACAATAAAGTTATGACTATCTACATAACTTAATTTAACTATGTTTCCATACAATCTGTGTGCACCACTCTTCCAAATCTGATCAAATGATATAAAATCATTATCTAGATCTTTGATGTTATCCCATAAGTCTGGATGCATGATTGTATCATCGTCTTGTAAATACACCCAACCTTCTGTTATCAACTCAAGTGCTAAGTTTCTTTGACCAAAACCAGATACACTATTTACATCTTTAATACAATAGGCTTCACACTCTGGAATGTTTTCTGGAATAGTTTCTGAATCAAAAACAACAATCCACCTATAATGTTCTTTAGGTATATTGATGCTTTTAGATACAACATCTAAGTTTTCTGGTCTTGAGCAGGGGGTTATTATGTTTAAGAACATATCTATTTATTTAACTTTATAATCCAGCTAGTATCTTGAAACGTTTCATCAGGCTCACCTATCGTTTCATGTATAGCATCTATAACTCCTTGCCAAACTGGATGATGATCATGACCACTAATAAATCCAGACTCTTTAATTAAGCTCTTATAGTTATTGATGTCTTTCTTAACTTGATCATAGGTGTGTAAACCATCAATGTAAATTATATCTACCTTGATATCCTTAAGCTCATCAACAGCATCGTCAGATGTTTTTCTGATATGAGTTATGTTATCATACTTAGAGGTTGTTGAACTAAAAGTATTATAAACATTCGTAAGGTCCATATAGCTGCAAGCAGGATCGTTTGGATCATAATCATTCATAAAAGGATCAATAGCTATGACACTTTTAAAGTTCTGAGCAAACATTTCTGTTGACTCTCCAGCATAAGATCCAATCTCAATGATAGTCATCTCCTTAGTGTCAGAAAATGTATTCACATAATTGATTAAGTCTTCTAATCCATTCTTATAATGCCCACTTCTCATGGCATACAGCGTATCTTTAATTGACATATTAGTTAGTTTTATTGATGAAATCTTTTAACATTTGTGGATAGTCTTTAACCCAATGAGGATTAAGTTTAACTTCTCCTACAGGTATTACTCCTTTGAGTCTCTCTTTTTCTATGTGAGCACTATGCCTTTGTATAGCATTGAGTTTTTCAGGATGATCTGTACCTTCACCACTCATGTGATATCCTCTACCACCCCACATATAGAACCAACTAGCTTCTTCCTTAGGTGGATTAGCAAATAGTCTTCCTCCATATTCATTAATACGTTCAATGAAAGTCATATCATATCCAGCGTTCTCAAGAGGATGTCCTCCTATAGCTTTCCAAGCTGACTTTCTAAACACAATACCAGAGTTTCCCACCCAACCAACATGTGCAATGCCTGTATTATGACACAACACTCCCATTTCCCAATGAATAATGTTTACATCATCAGTCATGTACTTAGCTACATTCTGTAAGTGATTTGATAGGGCTACATCATCATCATCCCACTGACATATAATTTCTCCTTGACATAATTCTGTTGCATAGTTTTCTTTTTCTCCTATGATATCAAAAGTTTTGTCTAGGTTAACTATCTTAATTTGTGGATGATCAAATACAAGAGTTTGTAAGGGGTAGTCATTAACTATTATAAGCTCACACTTATCAGCAGGATAGTCCTGCTTGAGGAAAGATTCAATACTCTCCTCAAGCGTGGACACTCTACCATACGTTATACACTTACATGATATGAAAGGTAGTTCCATATTACCAAACTAAGATTACATCAAATGGTGATACTAATAACTTGTTCTCTCCATTAATAGGAATAACTGGCGCCTTACCTAGAGATGCTGGATCTACTAAGATGTCATCACCTGCTTTGATGTCTGTAACAAGATCACCCACAGCATACACTGTAAGCTTGTTAAGCTTCTGCATCATCTCTTTCTCAAGAGCTTCTTTTGTGTTCTCATCCACAATAAGTTTACCTTCATCTTTCTTAGGAAGGTCTAGTAACAATCTATTACCACGTAGTTTTTTAAAATCTGCCATTAGAATTCAATGTTTGTTAGTTTTTTAAATCTTGCAATATCATCACCCTTTAAGTGAATGTCTGACTGGAAGATGTCACGCTTACGTTGTACACCTACCACTTTACCACTTTTAGGATTGTGTGTAGGGATCTCCTCAACACGCTCATGAATATCATCTAGTAATACTACTAGCTCATCTTCAAATGCAATGCTGCGAATTACTTTGTTTACATTAAAAGAGTCTATAAACTCTTTGTCACCCTCTTTACGAGTGTAGAAAAATTGGTTTGTCATTGGTTTATTTTGTTTAAAAGTTCAATACGTCTCTTGTTTACTTCCTCATACCTATAGATATCATTCTCCACATTAGTATGTTCTTCCAAAGTTAATAAAATAATATTAGATTTATCATATGCTACATCAGGATATTTACCTTTAGGAAGGATATGATGAAAGAAAGTTGATAATGGCTCAGATCCTAGATAATCACCACTAACTTCAGAGTAATGCTTGCGTTCGTTCCAGATCTCCATAAAGAAGTTCCTCATAGTCTCTACCTTGGTTCTAACTACAAACAGTTCACGCCTCATTTTTATCAATCCACCTCTCTTAGGGGTGATGGGCTTACGCTTGATATGATTCTTACATAAGCCCTTTCCCCATATTGGATTGTTACAGTTGTCTACACTACAAGTCTTCACGATCGATCTCTCGTTGAATGTACCAGATAGCTTTCTTCAGGTCTTGTTTCCTATTACCCTTCTTATCAGCTCTAAGGATATACTTAACAGCATTACCTAGAGAGAATCCTAACTCATAGTCTTCGATAATATCTATAACCTCAAAGTTATTACCTTGGTAATGATCAGGATGATTGACCATCTCTCTTTCGTGTATTGCTTTCCACACTCTTCTTGCTCCATAAGGATCATCTTCTCTTAAAGTAGATTCTTTTAATCTTTCATTAATTTCCTCAGCAGTTAAAGATACACTAGTAAGTTCTACGTCTAACTGTTTTTTCATTTCCTCATCTGTTAAAGTGTTATGAAAATAACTAGCTTGTTTCCTTCGTTCCATCTCTGTTTGATTTGCTTGATGAATTTCTTCTTCTATTTGATTAATGTCCTGTCGAGCCATGTCCATCTGTTCCTCTTTGTGTTTCTGATAATTCATCTACTTCTTTATACTGTATCAATGGTACAGGTATGATTAACAACTGAGCAATTCGATCACTTACTTGATAAATTGTATTATCAGGAGTTCTAGAGTTAAAATTAAATGTAACCATAATCTCACCTCTATAACCACTATCAATTACACCCACTGAGTTAGCCATTGATAAATTGTAGTTACGTACAGAGGAACGTGGGAACACAAGTCCCACCATTCCTTCTGGTATCTCTACTGCAATACCTGTACCATATACTACTTGACCATCTCTAGATAGGTCAACTGATGTAGCTACAAGATCTGCACCTGCATCTCCTTGCTTACCAAACTTAGGCTTCTGTGCCTTCGAATCCAATTTCTTGAAGTGTATCTTCATTTTCTGTTTCGTTTATTTCGTTTACGTCATTAATTTTATCAGTGATATCTTTCTTTAACTTATCAAAGAATTCATCATTGTCTGTTAATAGAGTTCTAAACTCATCAAGCTCATACTTGATCTCATTGTATGTGATAGTCTTACCATACTTACGTAGAATACCTAAGTCACTAGCCATGTCCATTATTTCTAACATACGATCAATACCTACACCAAACAAGATCTCAAACTCTACACCCTTGAAAGGAGGGGCCATCTTGTTCTTGATAGTCTTGATCTTAGTAATATTACCATAAGCTTCTGTACCTTCCTTGGCAAGAGTCTTACTAACCTCTACACGAACGTCAGCATAGAACTTCAATGCATGACCACCTTGTGTAGTACGAGGATCGCCAAACATAACACCAATCTTCTCACGATACTGACTTACTACAATCACACATGTTTGATGTTTAGATAGAATACCTTTTAACTTAGGATAGACATCGCTGTTAAGCTTAGCCTTTCTACCAATAGAGCTATCACCAACCTCGCCATCCAATACCTTCTTAGGGATTAAAGATGAATCTGAGTCGATGATTACAAGATCAATCTCTCCAGTGTTAATCATATCCATAGCAATCTGGAAACCCTCCTCGCCACAAGTTGGCTGAGCAATTAACATATTAGATATGTCTACGCCTAAAGCAGTGAAGTAATTAGGATCAACAGCATGCTCGCCATCTATGTATAAGACTTTACCACCTGCCTTCTGACAGTTAGCAACAGCATGACCACAGATAGTAGATTTACCACTACCCTCCCAGCCAACTAGCTCATACAATTTACCTTTAACAAAACCTCCCACACCTAGAGCGATGTGATCAAATGCAATCGATCCTGTAGAAATAAGATCGTATTCATTGTGGTTCTTATCACCCAAGGATAAGATAGTACCAACGCCATACTTTTTGTTGAGCGCATCTAATGCGTCCTCCAGCTTAGATTTACCTGAAGCTGTTTCTGTTTGCTTTTTTGCCATTTCGATTATTTTTTTGTTACATTAAAATTACAAATTTTTTGTTAAAAAAGAAATAGCCTAGAAGCAAAACCTCTAGGCTATTTAAACTATTACACAATCTAAAATAATACTACTCTTTAGATCCCTTTACCCACTTAGGGGTGTAGGGACAGTTCTTACATTTGTTGCCACAACAGGCACCTCTACTTGCTAAGAATTCTCTAGACAAGCTCGCAGGCACCTCCACCACAGGCAACTGATTCGTTGAAGTTAACTGTGTCATCTATCTCTTTAATTTTAGTGATGTCAATCTCTTTCAATTGACCAATGCGTGAGTTGTATTGTTCTTCAGTGATGTCTTCAAATGGAGCTTGTTGATATGTTCCACCCCAATAAGGTAGTACAGATAGTCCATTGTAGAATTCACGATTCTCCCACATCCAATCACCAACAGTCTTCCACTCATCTTCTTTGATAGAGATGGTAGCTGATACGTTATGTGTGTTGTCACCATGTACGTGTCCTGCATTGATCCAGTCAGTAGAGAAATGTTTAACTCTCTCTAATGTATCAAGAGCAGTTTCTGTACGAAGGATAGAACCTTCTGGTGCCTTAACAGGAATACGTACACAGATGGTATCTTGTGGGCGTAATACATCATCCTCAACTAACTCTGGATGATTAGTCATTAAATACTGTGCAATGTCTTCATTCTTGTTGAAACGCATTGTACGTAAATAGTAATCATTATGCCAAGCGTGAATACCTGATGCTGTTCCCAATACTAATGATGTAGTACCTGAAGGTTTAACACAACTAATACGAGCTGCCTCATTGATACCTGTTCTTTCAGAAATCATTTGGTTAACTTTCTTAGCAATGTGCGCTGACATCTTTAAATCATACTTCATGATCTCACCTGATCCAATACCTGTCATACCAATACCCAATAGAGCATCGTGCTGTGTGGTCTTAGCCCAGATAGGACGCAAGTAATGAAAGTCTGTAAAGCCTGCTTGTAATGTACCAAAGAACGCAGCTGCGCCTACACGATTGTTAAGATCATACTGGTCTTCTACATCACTCACATTAACCTCACACAAGTTACAGAACTGGTAAGGACGTAGAGCAATCTCACAACATGGATTAGTTCCCCAATCTTTGTTGTTACTCCAATACAATCCTGGTTCTCCACTTCCTGATGCTTCTATACGTTTCCATAAAGCAAAGAACTCTTCTTCTGTTACTTCTCCACGCTTTAATACAGCAGAGTTGTTAGCACGTCCACGTTGCTCGTTAATCTCCCACCAGTTACCATATTTACATGTAATCATCTCTTCATCATCGTGATCAAATAAAGAGATCATAGCTGAGCGACGAATACCACCTGCAAGTACAGAGTTAGCAATGTGACACAAGATATCATGACAGTCTAGTGGTGATAACTTTTCACCTTCAGCCTTTCTATCTAACATAGCCTGAACATGTGTAAGACACAACTTCAATGGCTCTGGTCCTGGTGCTTTACCACCTGCTGTTACTAGACGTGCGCCTTTCTCACGAACTGCACGATAATCAAACTTAGGTAGGAACGATCCTTCAAGATATGCTTTCATTAATACCTTTACAGCATCAGCCCATCCCATAATAGAATCTTCAATCAAATAAGTACGAGCCTTACCTGGTTTCTTGATGTCAGGTAATTCAGCTACGTGATGGCGTTGTACAGAATAACCTACTCCTGTACCACCTAATAATAAAAACATGGATTCAGAAAAGCTATGTAAGCTATCAATAGGAAGATAACAACAGTTGTAGATGCGAGCGTTGTTAACTTCAGCAGCAGCGCCAGCAAACTGTAGTGCTCTCATAGAAGGCAAGATCTTCTTGTCTCTAATCATTGGAATAGACTCCTTGATTGACTCCTCTAAATAAGGATACTTCTTGATCATCATAGCCTCATAACGACTAATGATTTCATCCCACGTCTCTCTCCTGTTCAGCTCAGGAATATACTTTGCATACTTGCTGAAAACAGTAATTTTACTCAAGGCTTCTAGTCCTAAATCCATATATGTTATTGTTTAAATTGTTTTAAAAAGAAGGGCTACAAATGTAACATTGTAGCCCTTCCTAAACAATCACTTTTAAAAATTAAGTTTAACCATTTTCCTTATCACTAACTGATTTAGTTAATGTTGATTCAAGCTGTTTAATAGCTATTTCTACAGAAACTTTATCAGCTTCTTTTCTAGTCTTATAAACTTCACTTGACCCACTAGTACCTATATTAGCTATTATAGAATAGCTAAATGATCCATCAGAAAAAGATGTAACATTAATATACATGTTATGACTATCAAAGAAATCAAATAGGTTTCTAGGATTGCTATCAATAATGACACCAATCTTATCATTATCTATACCTTGTTCTCTAACACTATCTTTAAACTCTTCAGGTAGATTCTCATCCTTTAAAGATTCTAACATTATTTCCAAATAGTAGCTGCATATAAGCTTAGCTACATTTGGATTCTTTTCTAATAATTCTAGTCCTGTCATACTAATTCTTCTTGTTTAATTTTATCTAAATCTAATGTTTCGTTCTCTATCTGAAAACCTTCCCATACTTCCATATCGTCTGTAAAAGATATATCAATTTTATCTTCCCAATATTGACGTAAGTCTTCAGACTTTCTAAAGATTCTATGCTGTAATGATATCTCATCTCTATGAAGATTATTTTTCATAATCTTGATAACCTTTGGAAACAAATCTTGAAACTCTTTAGAGGTTTTAGAATACAAACCTTCTTTAATTAGTGCAAAATCTTTCTTCCATTTATTATCTAGTGTATACACTACAACTACAAAACCATCTTCATAATCATAATCATCAAGCAACAGCTTAGTTCGTTCACATTCTTTTTCTAAGAATCCTCTAAACTTATCTAGATTATCTGGCTTAAATAGAAGATATACACAGTTTTTATACTGTGCATCTCTTCTAATATCAGACATGTATCCATTCACATAACCATTTTCCTTAAGATCATCTCGATTTATCTTAAGAGTTGGTACAACGAATATACTCGCTATTGTTCTAATTGTGTTCATATTATTGTTTTACGTTTACTATACCACCTCTTAAATGATTCATGCGAGATATATTCCATACATCATTTTCAACAGCCCATTTCAAATCATCTATTACTTCTAATACACCTGGATATTTATATCCTTTAAAATCAAAACCATCTCTGGCGTTTGTCATATCTTGTGTATCTACTGTATAGATGAGTGGACTAAAGTAATTGGTGCTATCACAGACAATAAATCTAGGATACGCAACTTTGTATCCATCATCTACTAAGTCTTGAAAGTGAAAATGACCTGCATGCCAGTATAAAAATGCTTGGATGTAAGCTCTACGATAAAGATAATATTCTTTGTAGAAACCTTCAACACTCCAAGTACATTTTAGATCATAAATTTGAATTATTTTCTCTTCATGGTCTACAATCACTTTATCCATCATAGATTTGAACTTATGACCATGCACTTGATAGTCTTCTACCTGTAGCTGGTTATACACATCATATCTAGCTGTCTGGTCTTGATTAACTATAGCTGCAGTGATAGGATTAGTCTTTAATTCTGTCACAATTTTTTCACAATTTGTGACATCATTTATACTAACAACTGTCATTCCTTTGCTCCTAACCAACATAATTTCATCAAAATACGCCTCTGCTTCAGAGTCTATGAACTTCTTCATGACAGCTTCATATGCAATTTTGAATCCAGAATCTTTATACGCATCTTGAGCAACTTCAGCAAACTCACGAGTTATCTCTCCTGATGCATTAGTAGCTTCCTTCATGTGCTTATATAAAGCTTCTACAAAATCCAACATTAGTCCTGTTGGGACACTTTGACATGTAGATAGATAGAACTTCTCATCAAACAACTCTGGTTCCATTAGTTTGGTCTCAACCAATCTACCCATTGTAGCTGCCTTGTTCTCTTCATCTGCAACTTTCTCACCAAGAACATATCTCTTGTAATACTTCTTTCTGTCTTGTGAAAACTCTTTTAGACTAGAAGAGCTATCCATTACGATAGCTCTATAACTTGCTTCTGTTTTAACTGTTCCTTTAATCATTTTGTTTTTTGTTTTGTGATTCGTAATATGCTTCTACTATTTGATCATGCATTCCTCTTACTTCTACAGGAACGCGTTTAAACCACCATCTAACTTCTATCTCGTATTCTCTACCCTGCTCATCTAATCCTCTAGGATTGACTAACCAGAAGTTATATTGTCTACTATTAAACTCTACAAACCCTTCATAAAAGATTTCTGTGAATGAAGAGTTCTTGTTTATAGATACTGTTGCTTGCATTTCTCCCATTATAGTTCGCTTATTTTTTTAGTTGGATTCCATAGGTAAGCAAACAATTCATACTTACGTCCTGAATCTGTCTTACCAACTATTTCATTTTGTAACTGATGTGGTGTCAAGATCATAACATCCTCTTTATGAATAATTATAAAGTCTTCACCTAACTTGTAACATTTCCTAACCTCATCTGAAGTTAAGTCTGCCCATTGTACTTTAGAGTCCATTTCTGGCTTGTACAACTTTTGTAATTCCTTTTGCATCTTTTTCTGATTTTGTTTTGATATTGTGACATGTTTCACATAATACCTGTAGATTATCTACTTCACAAAACAGCCTCTCAATGAAATCAGGCAGGTCTTGTGCAGAATTAAGACTTCCTGCTGGGCAAATATGATCCACATTAATCTTCTTATCAGGAAACCAATTCTTACATTGATTACACTGATATTCAAACTTCTGTCTCTTCAAAGGTCCTTTGTATGGACGCTTTGCTTTAGCTTTAGCTTCAGAGATAGGTTTCCACCATCTTGACTTCTGTCTTAGTGCACTTCTGATGAAGGACCAAAATGCTGATTCTGTCAAAGTACCAGAGTTCCTTGTTTTAGGAACCCTGGACTTTTTAACTGGTATCTTTTTTACTATTCTCTTAGCCATACTGTGTTATATTTGTTACAAATATACATAGAATTGTAACACTTATTACACAATAACCACACGCCCACCAATTACTTGCTTCATATCCTCAAGACTAGTAATGATATTCTCTACAGTTTGAGGATTGATAGTAGGGAAATTAAAGTTGTACTTCTTAGCCTCAGCTGCGAATCCTTCTTTAACTTTCTCTGCTAAGTTCTCAAGCTCCTGGATAGCATAGGCGTCATCCAACTGCATAGTATCAAAGTCTAGATCATGTAAGATGCTAGT